GCCAAGTTCTCTTCAAACTTGAACACAAAGTCTACTGCTTTTTTAACCTTGTACTTAAGATACTTGCTAAGGCTAAAGTACCCAAAACCCATGCGGCGACGAATCCAATTAAACTTATTGTTGAGTGTAAGAACAATGTCATATGCTTTGTCTCCTAGGAAAGCTATCCACGGTGCCAATCTAGTAATGCCATCAAACAAGTCTCCGTGTACTACCAAATAGTGTTTGCCATCTACACCTATGTGCTCTGTTTGATTTTGTATTTCAATGAGACCAAAACTAAAACCATAGGGTATCATGGGTCTTAGGAACTCATCGTGATTGCCTGCTATGAATACCACACGGGTGCCACGTTTGGCATGACCCAGTACTCTGCGAACCACGTTGGTATGGCTTTGTTTCCAGCGCCATTTGTTTTGTTGTATCTTCCACGCATCGATGATATCTCCTACGAGATACAGCGTGTCACATGAATTGTGTTTGAGGAAGTTGTTGAGCTTGTCTGCTTGACANTCTCGTGTGCCTAAGTGTACGTCAGAAATAAAAATGCTACGATAAGTTTTCTGCATAGCAGTATTTATCGTAGCATGGTGTGTGTAATATTACAGTTGTGTTAAATCTGTACCAAGGTCCATTTACGTGTAAATGATTTGCCTTCGGCCTTGTGTTTCAGTATCTTAGCGAACTCTTTTTTACGCAGTTCGGAAACCGTTTCTGTATCATGGTCGACGCAAGCCCTGTACAGTTTAGCTAATAGCTTTTGCTGTTTCATGGTTGTGTCCTCCTGTACTTTATTTATTATCGTTATCCTATATAATATTTAATGCAACCAATCAACCACACCGTGGCCAACATGGCAAAATTAGCGGCGCTGGGCCAATCCTTGTGATACACAGCAGTTCCCAACCATGCTGTGTTACCTATGAACAACAGTTCAATACCCAGAATAGGATCTAGTTGTAGACTCACTACCACAGCACCTGCCAGCATGATACCAAAGCATAACCATTTGATTAGATTCATATCAAGCCATGGTGATGGCAATGAAAACCAGCATAAAGCTGAGTACTGCTCCTATAATGGGCAACACAATGTGTATGTGTTTGACCACTGCTTCTACTTGATCTTCTGGGGGTTCTTTATTTTCTTCGTTCATTTCTTACCTTTCAACGGTTCAGCATTTGATCAGCACGGGTCACACCAGCCAGTCGCTGATCTTCAGTGAGTTCATCACAACGACTACTATGATCAGGAGCTCGCAACCAGTTTACACCTGTGCGTGGCTTGTAGGTATTCTCCACTGAACGAAACACTGCCCATGTAGCAAACACCATGCTGATGATAGCAATGTGTCCTAGCATGTTATAGCCAATGGTCAGCAGTTCGCCTATGTAAAGACCAAATGCCAGACTCCAAAAACAACCTAGTAGGATGCTGAGAAAGTATTTGACATACACAGGTGCATGGCGCAGAGGATTTAGATTGGGATTCATAATGTCCCACGAGGAACGGCTTATCAACCAAAAGAATTTGAGTACACTAAACATATCAGTCCTATCTAGATATTAAAATATTAATTATAGCATCTTATAGCAGTATGTCAAGTGGTTTCAGCCCAAACGAAATATCAAAAAAAACCCGCCGAAGCGGGCTCTAAAAAACAACGTGAATTTATTGTTCTGCTTTATGTGCTGTTAATGCCTTGGTAAATCGATTGGCATGGCTTCGTTCTGCTTTGGCCAGTGTTTCAAACCAATCAGCTACTTCGTCAAACCCTTCGTCACGAGCAGTCTTGGCCATACCAGGATACATGTCAGTGTATTCATGTGTTTCACCGTGAATAGCTGATTCCAAAGCTTCGGTAGTGGTTTTAGCACTCATACCTGTGCCTGGATCACCTGCACCGCCTTCAATCAGAAATTCCATGTGACCGTGTGCGTGTCCAGTTTCACCTTCTGCTGTGCTGCGAAACAATGCAGCGATATCGTTGTCTCCGGCCACGTCAGCCATGTTCGCAAAATACAAGTATCTGCGATTCGCCTGCGATTCGCCTGAAAAGGCAGCTTTCAAATTTTCTTCAGTACGTGTACCTTTGATTTTCTCAGTCATACATTTCTCCTTGTCTGTGTAATAACTATGCTTATTATATATCCTATGTATCTGTAAAATCAATAGGTTTTTTATGAATATTTTTAAATGTTGGCAATAGATTGTTTCTATTAAGAAAAGGAGCTCGGAGGCTCCTTTTATAGACTAATTAAAATTAGAAACCTACTTTGATACCTGCGCTGATCACATTGCCATCAAAGTTGTTAACACGACTTTGGAAAGCTGATTGATAACGGTAGTCTGCTGTCAAAGCAACAGTCTTAGTTACAGCATAGCTGGCACCTACGCCAACGGAACCTTGCCAACCACTGCTGGTAGTTGTTGAGTCGATAAAGGCAACACCAGCCTTTGGAGTGATTGTAAGATCACCAACCTTAGCAATGTCATAACCGCCTACTAGGCTATAACGATTCATATCGTTTGAATCTTGAGTATAACGCTCAAATCCGCCTGTTACACTTACTTTGTCATATTTTTGACCTAGTGTAATACCAAAACCATTGCGGTTCGGAGTTTGGCTATAGTCACGTTGTGTGGTTAGACCAAGTTCAACTGCTGAAGCTGAACCTACAGCCACTGCCAATAAAGTTGCTAGTGCAATTTTTTTCATTGTTTACTTCCTTTAAGTTAAATGACTTATACGTCATTGTTTATTATATAGTATTTCTACTATGTGTGTCAAGAAAAAGCGGCTACGAATAGCCGCTTTTGGTAGTTTTGTTTACAAGGTATTTCCTACCCCGGACCGCTGTTTTTTAGGCAGCAAGAGCAAATCTGCTTTCATTAGCAGCACCGCGAACGGTGTTACCAGTGAAGCTCATTGCGCTGAAGTCATATGTATCTGCGTTTGCATTTACGTTTTTTGTATTTTACGTGACCCCACGTGTTGAGTCGTTATCCTATCTCACCCTGTCGAAACCATGGCAGGCCCATCATAAAAACATTTCACCTAGGATTATTGCTATCCACATCAATGCCATCAATGTAATAAAAAATCCAATTGCTTCAATCATAAATGCCTTTATGGTGGACCTGGCGGGAGTCGAACCCGCGTCCAGAATGCCTTACTTTACAACTTTGTCCATTCAAGGACTACAACAATTCCTTACATGAAAACGTGTATCAAAACAAATATAACAATTAAAACTGCTACAATGATTTGATACGCTTTCATATTACTTATGCAGGCTGGATATTACTAGCCTGTTGACCTTTTTGACCCATAGTTACTTCAAAACTTACACTCTGTCCTTCTTGTAAGCTCTTGAAGCCACTTGAATTAATTTGTGAGAAGTGTGCAAATAAATCTGCGCCGCCATCGTCCGGTGTAATAAAGCCAAAACCTTTGGCATCGTTAAACCANTTTACTTTTCCTGTTACCATTTTACTTTCTTTCCTTGTGTTAAAAATGTTTATCTGTGTGTGTATTTAAAATTGATTGTTAAACCAACCAACTTTTTTACCTTCTGCAATGCGTTTTTCATATGCTTCGACACTTCCAGGCCATCTCCAGGCCCAGATTGCCACCAAGCACATAAAGGCTGCTGTGTATAGTATACCACGAGCGGGCACATTTGTCAACCACATGATAGCCAAACTGCTGCTCATCATGGCCAACATAAAATATTTCATCTTGTTTGGAAATACTCTCTTCTCACCCCAATTGGTTAAGAATGGCCCAAACAGTTTGTGATTGTAGATCCAGGCATGCATCCTAGGCGATCCTTTGGCAAAGCAGTATGCCGCAAACACCACAAATATGCTGTAGGGTATGCCGGGTGTGATCAACCCAACATAGGCCATGCCTAGACTAAGAAATCCTAGTATTTTCCAAAATAATTTTTTCATGTTATGCTGCCACTATGCGGTTAGGTACTGCGGACACTATGATATCAGAATGTAGGTTAGGAGTAAACTTACCACCTGCTGCTCCGTTGAGTGTGGCTAATATGTTTGCGGGTTTGGATTTTCTTGTACTAATACCACCGTAGGGCAGTCCTGGTAGTGCAAAGCTGAGATGTATCCACACAGTCTTGCCTGGTAGATATTCCAACAACAATTGATCATATGGGATGTTCTGTTCTATCCATTTGGCTATTTCGAAATAACTGTGCGCAGGTACACCACGGAACTGTAGATCTGCTGCCTGACCAGTGCCATGAGCACCACCGCCTATGGTAGCACCGTGCCTGTATGAGTTGGTTATCGTCATCGAAGGATATTTGGATTTGATAGGTTCTATGACATTTTGTGCCAAGGCAGCAAGATTGTTAACCACTGCCTGAGGCCCTGCCACCAACGGTGAATGTTCTGCCAACTGTGGTATGGTTCTAGGGAAGGTGACATTTTTTATCATCTGTGCCAGTGTGGTACCTTTGGGTGTCAACACCATGTCCATGGTTATTGTGGCAGGCACAGGTGTAAAGGGCTGAGCTGCTTTGGCTGCTGTGGGCTTCACTCCTTCTGTCTTGGGAACTGGAGTGGTAGTTAGAGTCTTGTGTTCTTCTGAGGTAATCCTGCCTTCGGCTAAAAATCTGTCTGCTTGAGCCTTGCCTGCGGTGTTGTCGTCATCACCTTCAACGTTCTGCACAGCTGATACCACAGTGACCTTTGGCACAGCAGTGGCAGTGAACTCACCCGGGGTAGACGATGCATTGTACAAGGCAATAATCTGACCATTAGCATAGACGTTGGCAGCATCATATACTGGTTCCACACGACCGTTAGTCCCAAATCTTAATCCTACTATAGAATTAAAATTATGTTGGTGAGGTACTAGATTGGGGCCGCCAACTGTGGACGAATCCGCATTGGCTGGTGTAATGGTTGGAGTAGTTGCCATGAACTATTTAAGCCAATGCAATCCCTGTAGTTGACTGGATAAATTGGTCTGCAAATGCCTTGTCTGTGGCTTCCGCCACTGTTACTGTTGTCTTAGACAGTTTGATTTCTTTGTTGGGATCTACAGTAAACAAATAGGGCATTAATCCTGGACCTTTTGGTCCCATACCGATAACCTGTGGATTTTTTAGTTTGTAGTACGCAGCACTATCTTCTACTAATTTAGCAACAATTTCTTCGCCGCTGGTTAGCTTTAATGTGATAACTTCACCTTCTGATACACCCTTGTCAATTAACATGTTTATCCTTGTAAATGTTTTTTAAGTTCTGTAAATCCGCCAATCAAGTTTCCATCTAAGAAAATCTGTGGTACAGTTCTTGCGTTTGGAACAGCTTCTAACAGCTCTTCTCTGCTGTAACCATCACCGATTTTACGTTCTTCGTATTTAATACCTCTTTGTGTTAACAGGGCTTTGGCCTGATCACAATAGGGGCAATTATACTTGCTCCATACGATAGCTGTCATTGTGTTTCCTTTGTTAATTTGAATAAATCACAGCACCTTTTTTGTCCGTGACTCGTACCAGCAACACACCTTTGCGTTTATACTGTAAAGCGGCACTAATAGCTGCTTGTTCACCGTTATAAGTTCCTATAACGATCCAGCTTTCGTAAGGTGAGTTGCGTTTGTACTGTGCTTTAAACATATATTATATAGCAGGCAATGCATCATAGTCAAGATTTTCGCTCATCACACCGATGACATAGTTGGTGCTTTCGCTTTCTTGTAGGGCTGTTTGTTTTTTGCTGGTATCAACGTGTTTGTTAAACCAAGGGATTGGTGTTGATCTCGGAGCAGCTTGCTGATATTTTATTCCAATTTCTTTGAGTGCGCTTACCGCGGTGTAGTCCACAAAGTCTTTGAGAATGTTGGCATTTAATCCAATCACTGGCCCTTTGTTAAACAAGTAGTCGGCCCATTCTTTTTCTTCACGGATCACATCTAGATACAATGCGTAAACTTCTTGTTCACATTCTGCTTTTGCTTCTGCGAAGCGGCTATCTTCCTTCACCACTTGATTAATCAAATAAGCAGTCCAACCCTTATGCAGCAATTCGTCTTGTAGGATCAATTGGATAATGTTTCCATTGCCCATGAAGATCTTGTTCTCTACCATGGCCAGGCTTGTGGCAAATGATACCATAAAGCGGAATGCTTCTAGAGCATAGCTAGCATGTAGAGCCATCCAAACTGCTCGAATATGTGCTTTTTCATTAACTGACCCGTCCATTTCTTTCATGCAGTTAATTCTATGTAAGTCTTCGTAATAGCTGCCTACACTGGAAGCCATGTCTACAATTTCTTTGGTGTCATGGATGGTGTTGAACACATCCTTGGGCACATTGTAGATGTTGCGGATAATATGACTGTAGCTTTTTGAATGAATATTTGTTTCAAAGAATGTCCAGTTGTATACTAATGCTTCTAGTTCTGGCAAACTGATTACAGGCATAAAGATTTGACTNGGTCCACGCCCTTGCAAACTATCCAATGCGGTTTGACGTAGTAGGTTGCTGGTAAAGATGTGTTTCACAGCATCGCTTGCGTCTTTGAAATCATTTGAATCTTTAGTTAAACTAATCTCTTCTGGTTGCCAAAAGAAACCACGAGCAGTAGCTTCAAAGTCTGCAATTTTTTTATACTTGACTTCTTCAAACCGTTGTATAGTAACCGGACCTGCTGGGTCTAGAAACATCTTACGATTAAGATAGTCTGTCTTTGTGTTTAAATTATATTGTGCTTTACTCATTTTAATATTTTCCTGAAGCAAGTACTATCTTGCAAATGTGTTCTAATCTTTCAATATGTTCGTATGCTCGCCATGGAGTATTGCCAATGGCTACTACACCGTGTCCTTTGATTCCTACTATATCAAACTTGATATTACCGTCACGATCCAGACCTAAATTACGATGACACGCTTCTCCTAATTCTTCGCTGATAGGAGCAACATCTCCTACATTGTGTGCTACCTTTGTGTAGCGATTGAGTTCTGGAAATGAATCACTAACAGTTGCTAAGTCAATACCGGCATGCATGGC